CCATGTATATAATCTCCTACTGTTATTTAGTATTTATTGCAAATGAAACGACATTATGCTACGATCTAACCAGGGTAATATTAAATCTTCCTGTCGTAAGTAGCCGTGTGCATTTATGCCATTAACTGCTGATTCTGGCAAAAGGTTTGTTTCTGCTAAATCGTACCAGGTAGTAGTCTTTGGATCCATTGGCTTGATATCACTTTTGTACACTATTGCATAAATCCAAGGTTCCAAAGGGTTTTTTAAAAAATAGCCGTTTTTACAGTCCCATCCGTTTAATGCTAGTAGTTGCATCAAACTGGGTAATGTAGGATTGTAATAACTTTGATTGTACTGATGGAATGCCAGTTGGTTGCGATATATGCTGGTATTTTGCTTAACAATCAAAATCAACATACCACCGTCACTGGCTATGTTATACCAATTGGCCAATGTAGCAGATGGATTTAAACAGTGCTGAAAGGCATCGTTACACCACAAAACATCAAATTTTTTATCTGCTTTAATTGTGCCTTCAAAATCTGTGCGTTGATATGTTATATTTTTGTGTTGTTTTTCTACTGTCAATTCTTCTAACAAATCTACACCAGTACACTCAATGTTAAGCGGTTTAGGTACTGGATCTCTGGTGGTTCTTGTTGCCCACCAGACTAGGTCAGCACCATCGCCACACCCAAGGTCAGCTAGTGTAGCAATACTGGCCATAAAATCATCGTACTCATACAATCTATCAAGTACAAACATGCTGTGTTTAACCTTGCTCATACTGTTATATCTTCCATTCCGGCTGTGCGTAGTCTAACAATGTGACCCATTTGCCATTGCTTACTGTCCAGACCTTTTAAGATTCCTAGCCATTTGTTACGCAAGAGTGCTACTTCGTTGATAATAGTTTCGAAGTCGATAACCTCATCTTCACCATCCACATACTTTTCAGCATCTCTGCTGGTAAGAGAACGAGCATATCCTTCAAGATATTTTTGAAAATGCTTGCGACGAATCTTACGCAGTTGTATGTTAAGATGATTCAAAATAGCTTCAATCTCTTGTAGCTGGTTAAATCTATGTTCTGTAATACCAGGTAGCTGTGTAATGTTTTTTTCTACCAGTCCGCCAATACGACAGTCCTTCTTTGCGTTCTCTAATTCGTTTTCATAGAAAGCAATGAAATCTGGTATCACTCCTAAGTTTGCTACAACTTTACTGTACCACATATTCTCTATACCGTTCTAGCCAAGGAAATAATTTTGTCCAATTGGTTCCACGCCTACGATCTTTTTCATCAAGATATACAATGAGCTTGGCTATCTCATTGTAATCAGGCTTTGACGCCAATATTTGATTAAAGATTCCCTTCATATAACCATAGGCAACTTGATCTTCATCAGTCACCTGCGGCATTAATTGTAACACTTTTTCCATGTCATCTGCAAACTCTAAGTCACCAAATATCTCAGCTTTCATGTAGCTAGGATCTGGGTACACTCCAGAAAACCAATGTCCAATTTTTCTGTTGGTACGCCATTGGTTAAATTTAGTTAAAAATTCTGGCATAGTTTTAATAGTTAACGGACTAATGGTTTGATTAATGTTTAGATATATCCAGCGTGTGTTCACTAGCAGTTCAAAGTTTTGAGTCCATTGTTCTAGATCTAATCCTGATCTAACATACTCTTGTTCTGGTCCCCAACAGTCAATGCTACAGGTAATATCTACTCGACGCAGTTTGCGAGCAACTAACAGGTTTTTAAAACGATCTATATAAGACTGTAAGCGTTCTGTTGTGACCATAAGATTAGTTACAATGTTCAACTCGCAGTCGGGATTAGGATATTGCTCAATCATGTCTAAGAGTCGATCAAACTCTTTTTGATATAATGGCTCACCGCCCAAGATATGCAGTCGTTTTAATGAACCAAACCCTGTAGCAAACCAAGACCAAAAATGTGGAACTAGATCTCGAAAGTGATTTTCTGTAGGTAGTATTTCTACACCGTGACTGCTGAATGTGCCAAACTTACGATCTTCTGCTTCTATGGTTGAGCTTAACTGTGCCGAACAATATACACAACCTAAGTTACAGGTATTGTTAAAATAGACTTCAACAATGGTAGGGTTGACTACTGTTGCAGTTGGATCTTGATCTAATTCAGCAGGAACCAAACTTGGTATGGTCAAGTGCCTGGTGCGGTCACTGTCGCCCCCGGCTAGTTCAATGTCTCTGCAATATCCACAGCTTTCTTTGGGCCACTCACCGGCTAACATACTAGCACGGTCACGAAGTTTCAAAGGAGTATTATGAAAATCATTAAAATTTTCAGCAGTCAATTCACTTTCACCGGTACGACAACAACTTCTTGTAGTACCGGTGTTTAGATATAAACTGCTCCAATTCCATTTAAGCTGACATGAAGTAGCAGTACGAATTGGAAAATACTTTTCAGACATTAATAGTCGTCATCCTCGTCAGAATCGTAACCATCATAATCATCGTCGTCATCTTCTTCGTCATCGGCATGATCTTTGAGATAACTTGTAAGTGCCCGTTTAACTTCACCATCAGCTTTAAACACAGTTTTGATATCATCAGCATCACAGTCATTGTCAATCAACACAGATACTAGTGTTTCTGCCGCATCTGCACGGTCAACAATGTTTAGATAACGCTTGAGTTCGTCCCAAATTTCTTTACTTAATTCTACTGACATTCTTATTCCTCCGTAGCTGTCTCTTCAGTACTTACCGTTTCTTTCTGATTAGCAAAGTCTGCCATAACTTTATCTAAGCATCCTTCTTCGTTTGATTCCCATGCCTTGCGGAACTGTTTGATAATTTCACCATCGCTAGTAACAAACATCAAACGATTGCCGTCTTTCTTGAGCAAGCCCTTCTTTTCTGCCAAGTCAGTTAGGCCACTGTAAGGATTCATACCTGTTTCATAAGGAATCTTAACCTGCATGCCTTCAAACGGTTTAGCATAACGAGTTTTCATTACTTTACAGCCGGCACGAATACCCATTACATCTGAAATCTTGTTACCATCTTCATCTTCTTTTAGCTTCATCTTCTTCATAGCAACAACAATACTCGAAGCGTAGATAAAACCTTGACCGCCTGAAATCTTGTCGTCTGGATCAAACATGTCTTGACTAGCGTATGTATGGTTAGTTGCTACCAAGCCTACATTGTAACTACCAAACATGTTGACGCAGTTACGCACTAATGCTGTCAATGCCTTGGGTTTACGACCCATGTCGCCCTTCATATCACCAGCTTCAAACTGATTAACATCTGTAGGAGTCAACAACATACCCAACGAGTCAATAACAAACAATACTTTAGGACGCTCACCGTCGGGTAGTGCTTTGTAGTCACTCATAAATGTAGCAATAGTCTTGCCCACATCGTCAATCATGGCCATGTTAAGTTTTAACAATTTGCTTTCATCTGTGCTTACGCCCAATGCGTGTAACCATTGTTCGTCAAGTGCGTTTTCAGTGTCAATTAAGATAACAAAAATGCCTTGCTCTTGTGCATTTTTAACAATGTTACCAGAACAGATATAACTCTTACCGGCACCTGACTCACCAGCAAATACAGTTACCTTGCCCAAGGGAATGCCTCGATTAAAATCGCCCGAGATCAAATAATTCAATGCAAAGTTTCCTGTGCCGATCCAATCAGTTGGATCGTTAAAGCCGATAGATAGTCCATCAATGCTTTTAGTAATGTCCTTACGGAACTTACTGATGTCAAATGGTTTTCCTGCCATGTTAATTTCCTTTATGTAAAATATTGTAAAGCTCTGGTAATGTTGCCTTTAATGCCTGTTGTCGTTGTTTATCTAGTTTGTCAGTGAGTGTAAAAAAATCTTGTTGCCATTCTGGGTAGCTTTCTGTAGCAATCAAATCATAAAACAATGCGGTTGGATCTAGTTGTTCTTTAACTTCAGGACTTATACTCATAATACTGTACAAGTCTGGATAATAAACAAAGTTCCAATTGACTCTTGGTAATCCATGCGCTTGACTCCATGATAAAAATTGTTCTGCATACAAAAAAGTTAAAACGCTAACAGTAAAATTCACAGTTAAAACAATGTTGCTGTGTGCCTTTTCAAGTTCAATTAATCTACAGATGTTTTCATACGCCTTGTTCCATTTAAGTGGATACCTATTGTATTCAAAACGATCTTCAATGTCATCGATTGATAGTGTTAGTTCTACTGATCTAAAGTATGGAAATAAGTCAATTAACTTTTTTGGATACAAACTACAGTTTGTGTTATATCTAAGTTTAATGCCTTTAGCCAACCCTAAATCAACTAACCGTTGACACATGTCAATTTGTTTTTCTATGTCATTTAACCAAGGTTCTCCTCCTCCGAAGTCTAATTGTACAATGTCTGTTAGGCGATTGTCAATAGTATTCCATACGGAATCCTGTGCTATTGGATGTATTGGTATGTAATCCAATTCCTTTTGCCATAGTGTACTGTTTGACGGTCCACAGGTACGACAAGCCGCATTACAGACTGGCCCAATAGCGGCATCCACCTTAAGGTAATTGGGGTTGATGCGTTCATAGACTTGTCCAATTTTATTATCCGAAATCCGTTTACTGGTTAAATCAATGCTTTCTTTGTCCCAGCAATGCTGACACCATTTTGACTGCCT